GCCGTCTCGACGTACTCGATACACTGGTGATTTCGAGTACGTCGAGACGGCGACGAGCCAGCGGGTCTGCTGCGAGGTGAAGGGTGTGCGGACGCGGGACTGGGCGATCAGGGAACGCCTTTTCCGCTGGATATGGCGTGGACAGGTTGAGCTAGTGGTAGTGCCAGCGAGCGAGGTTATATGATCTGGCAGCAGCGGTACGGACAGATTCGGTGGGGCCGACGATGGCACGCGCTACGGTTCGATGCTCCGGCTCACGCGCTGTGCGGGTTCAGTTCGACAAGGTGGGCCGAGGTGCGGAGCGTGCCACCGGAGATGGGGCAGGTGTGCATGACGTGCCTGCGGAAACTGCAGCACCGAGCCGATATGGCCAAACAAGTCGCACAGGCTGAAACTGTGCAACGGACGGTCAAGGCTCGTATCGTGGGACGGCGGAACCGCCCAAACCTGATTATGACAGCGGAGGCGGGGGAATGATTCAGCAGGAGATTTGTCCTTGGGAAAACTGCCAGGCGACGATCCGTGTGTCGTGCGGCACGAGGCCCTGCCCGGCATGCGGGGGCGAGATCACGGTGCGTCCTGACTACGATGCCGCCGACCTGGTGCGGCTGATTTGGCGGGCGCTGGCAGGGCGGCCATAATGGCGTTGATAGAGCAAACACTATTTGGTGAGCGCGACAAAGTGGCACTTGCCATGCGACGACTTCAGGAGTTTGTCCCCGCTGAGCAGCCTTATTGGCTAGCTTTCAGCGGGGGTAAAAGACAGCCAGGCTATTTATCACCTGGCCGAGTTAGCAGGCGTGCCATTCGAGGCGCACTACAGCCCGACGACGGTTGACCCACCGGAGGTGGTACGCTTCATCCGCCAGCAGTATCCTGGTGTGCAGTTCAAGCGGCCGCCGCGCTCAATGTGGGCGGCTATCCTGGCTAATCACTGGCCGCCGACCCGACAAATTCGCTACTGCTGCCAGGAGTTCAAAGAGCGAGGCGGACGAGGGCGGCGTGTGGTAACAGGGATCAGGTGGGAGGAGTCGTCACGGCGGCGCAACCGCCACATGGTTGAGACGTGCTATCGCGATGCCACCACTACCTTCGTCAACCCGATCATCGACTGGACAGAGGTCGACGTGTGGGAGTTCCTGGGTCAGCGACCGCACTGCAGTTTGTACGACGAGGGCTTCACGCGTATCGGCTGTGTGCTGTGCCCGATGAGCAGGGATGCCAGGCGGGACATTGCAAGGTGGCCAGCCATTGCCGCCAAGTACGTGCAGACATTCGACAAGGTGATCGTGCAGCGTCGGGAGCAGGGCAAGGCGTGCTCATTCGCGACGGGTGCTGAGATGTTCGCCTGGTGGACGAACAGAGACAGGAGTGGAGAGAGGGAGGGACAGGGGGTGCTGTTTGACTAACGTGACGCGCCGCACCGAGGGGCCAACTCGTGTAAGCGACGCAGAGGACTTCGTAGCCTGGTATCTGGGCGATATGACGGCTCGTTGTCCGGACCTGCTGACGGCAGCACAGGAGCGCACGCTGGGAGAAGCGTTCCGGGCAGGGGACAGCGCCGCAGGAGAGCAGCTCATGCTGCACAACTGGCGGCTCGTCGTCTCGCTGGCTATGCGATACCGCAACCGGGGGGTGGAACTAGAGGACCTGATCCAGCTCGGCAACCTGGGGCTGTGGGAGACTGTGCGGCGTTGGGAGCCAGAGCGGGGGCTACGGTTCAGCACATATGCCGTCATCTGGATACACCAGTACCTCGGGCGGGGCGTCGCAGACATGGGACGCACAATCCGGGTGCCGGCGCACGCCAGCACGCTGTGGGGCAAGATGCGGCGGCTGGGTGTGGAGGACGATGAGCCTGGCATCGTCGCCGAACTGGTGGACGGCGGTGTGGGCACGTTAGAGGCGCTGCAGGGCCCGGGGGGCCAGGTGCCGCTGAGTCTGAGCAGCATCGTATGGGATAGCGCGGACGGCGACGATGTGCTGCTCGCGGACAGGCTGGTGGACGAGCAGGACGTGGAGGCCGAGGCTGAGGCGGATTGGCTGATCGGGGCCATGGCGAAACTGCTCGAGGAGGCGGGGCTGACGGAGCGGGAGAGGTACGTTGTGGCGCGCAGGTTCGGGGTGGGTGACGAGCCGGGGGCGACGCTGGACACGTTAGCGAAAGAGTTGGGGGTGACGAGGGCGCGTATTGGGCAGGTGGAGATCGATGCGCTGTATAAGCTGCGGCAGTGCCCTGCACGGGCCAGGCTGGCGTCGTGGCTCAAAGGCGGGGAGGAAGGGGGAGGGCATGTCTTCTGAGACGTTAGTGACCATATCATTTACGTGCAATAGTTATGTCGCGGGGTTGTTGATGGCACTCAACGATGTGCTAAATATGCCGATAGAGAGGCGTGATTTTAGTGATTGCGGTAGTGCTGGAAAGTTCGAGTTTGTCGCTTTGGCTGGTGAGGTTATCGGCGTAGTGCCTGCCTGGGCGATGGATCAACAGTTTGAGATGGGGTGGGGCACTACTTCGCCGACCATCTTGCAAGCTTGGGCGGAAACTTTGCTATCAGCAGCGAGTGATGTGGCCGCAGAAGCAGCAAAAGCTCAGGGGTAGGGAGTAGGTATAAGAGGCAAAGGGCAGCCAGCAGCGGTGAGGCGGTCTGGCGGGGCTGGGCGGGGCGCTGAGGGTATCCTGGCGCCGGACGCGCAAAAAGAGGGCCGGCTATTTAGCCGGCCCTCTTGTCTTCGGCGGCGACGGCGGCCTGCATCTGACGCAGCGCCACCGTGGCGAAGTGCCCCGGCCGCCGCCAGCCGGAGGCCCAGTGCTGCACAGTTGGAAGCGAGACTCCCAACCGTCGGGCAAAGGCCTCGTGGGTCAGCCCGAGCGCGGCACGGAGGGCTTTTACCTCGTCGGCGCTTATCGGATCGACAACTTTCGGCATGTTGCTCCTTTCTCTGTGGCTAGCGGGTGCCATGCTGCACCGGGCTTCGTCTGCTGGTAGAAGCGTGGCACAAGGGTGATCCGCTTCCGCTCCTGCAGGAGCTGGCATGCATCACGGATCGCACGTATTCGATCGTCGTCGCAGCTCAGTACGACGACAACGCCATCAACCGCACGCTTGTCTATGTCCAGCGTCTCTTGTGCGACAACGGGGCCAAACAGGATGCTGAGCATGGGGTGCTGCATGAGGTCCCCGAGCCTGACTGCGTATCGCATGTCAGTCCCGCGGATCCGACAGGTCAGCGCCTGCTGGGTGCTCTGCCATCTGGGCCAGCGCCCAGGCTGGCAGTGTCTCCACCGGGATTATGTCGATCCCGGCATGAAAGCAAGACTGATACTCTACTTTCAGGCCTATGTCCCATGTGTCGCCCCGTAGGACATAGTAATCGACACCCTGGTTGCTCTCACTACCGAGCAGCACCAGCCGACTGTCCGTCGGTGGCAGCCACTTGTAGGTGGCTGCCGCGGGGTCGTGGCTGTTGTGCCTGCACTGGCTACTGGTGCAGCCTTCGGTGCGCCGGACCTCCACCACCTCGCCGCCTAGCGACTTGGGGACGTGCAGTCCCCAGCCTGGGATGCCTGTTGCCTGCATCTTCTCGCAGGCGATCCGGACTGCCTCTTCTAACCTCATGGTGTTCTCCTCTTCTGGCGGTAGGTCGCCACCCTTTGAGCCCTCCCAGGAATGGCCCCCTGCCCACAGCCTCGGTCATTGTTACCATCGTTGACGTCGGCGTAGTTGTCCGCTTGTGGGCCGACCAGGCTGGTTGGCAATTCCAGTCTAGCCAAAGCCATTTCGCGAGCGGCACAGCGAGCCACTCCTGGCAGGGCTCAATTGCCCGGTGGTAACGGGGCGGGCTGCCCGGCGGTGCTCAGTCTCCGCGGGACTCCTTTCGCCAGTAGTCCCGATATTCGGCGGACATCTCCACCGCCCGCTGCTCTTGCTGGTCCAGTGCCGCATAGGCCGTGTCCCAATAGGTCAGCGCCCGGAAGATGTCCTGGTCGGTGGGGGCCGAGCGCTCGGTCAGGTCGTGCAGCGCCTGGCCCAGGTAGGCGGTTTCGGATGTGGGCGCCAGCTCGTGGTCAACCGTGCGGATGGCTTGCATTGCCATTGAGCGCAGGTCGTCGCCGTTATAGGTCAGGGCTCCCGCCTTGAGGATGTGCGCCCAATGCGGCATGCTGCTGTGGATTGCTGTAGCGTTCTGTAGCGTTGTCATGGCGGTCTCCTTCTGCCCCGTGAGGTGGGGCTGCCCCTCTGGTTTTGAGTCGCCAGGTCCAACATCGGGTCTCGCTGGCCTGGCGGCTTGGTCCCCGGCGGCGCCGCTGCTGCGCCTTCGCTCTGGCTGCCGGGGTAAGGTGGGCTAGCGGTCCCTGGCAGGGAACACGCTAACCAGGCCGACCACCTGACCATGGTCCTTCAGGTCGTAGCCGCACTGCTCATCCCACCGGCCAGCGACGAAGTGCTTGATTGCCGTCCGATGGTTACCCTTGCGCCAGTTGGCGCATACCGCTACGCGAGCGGCGACGGCGGCCGCTTTGCTGGTGAACGTGTCATAGCTGTCGGATTCCTGTAGCCACATCATGTAGTCCATCGTGTTCTCCCTCTCCACTTAGGCCACCCTTCCGGTGTGGCTGGCGCCTAGCTCGCACGCCAATTATCTTGTGGCTTTGCTCCCCCGGGGTTCGACGTCTGCTCTGGTTCATCGCCAGCCCATCTACCTTTTGTCGCCTCCTCGGCGCCCCGTGCCCTGCTCTATTCTGTTTTCTGTCCCTTCTCTACTATCTGTATTATAGCATATCGCTATAGCCATGTCAATAGGTTTTGACACCAGTTTATACCAGTTTGCAAAAGAGCGCCTTAGTGCTTGTTATAGAGAGAGCTTGCTTAATCAAACTGGGCAGCCTGGCTAGACACCTCGCTGGCGAACGGCTATAATTGCGAAAGAGCCTGTGCCCGGAGGTGCAACCCTTGACTGAGTCCGTCGCCTGGGTGGACCGGCCCGGCCCCATTGGCAGCCTGCAAGAGCAGCAGTACTACTGGCAGCGAGAGCAGGAGCCGGTGGCGCCACTGACCAGGGTGCGACGCCTGCTCAGAGAGATTGCCAGCGATACGCCAGACAGGATTCTGGCGCCACAGCCCGACGCACTGGGAGGGCATCAGCCCAACGACCACGAGGTGTCCCGCCTCGAAGTGCTGTCTGCACTCACCAGGCTGTCGCCCGCAGACCAGCACATCATCGAGCTGGCCTTCCTGCGATCCTGGGAACGCAGAGCTATTGCCCAGCAAATGGATTGTGTGGAACGAACGGTCTACCGACGAATTGCCCGGGGGCTCGTCGCGATGGCCGCCGTGATCTGGGACTATGCTATCGAACTGCCAGGCCCAGACGTGCCGGACGGCGACGGCCAGACACGGTGCAGGTGTTGCGGGATTCGGGTCGGCGGCGCTGTCGTCGATCTGGTACAGGGCTGCTGCCCCCGCTGCTGGCAGGATGAACAGAAAACCTGTTAACTCGCCTAGTGTCATGTTGACAGCCATGCTATAATGGTAATTAGAGTAGGTTAGTATGCTCTGTTACCAGTGGCCACCGTTCGGGGTGGCTCTTTTGCTATCTGGAGGGCACGAGTTGACGGCTATGGCGACTACGACAGGCACCGGGCTCAGGTCGGTAGGGCGAGAAGGCGTCTATGCCGTGGGCGGCGTCGAGGGGCTGTCCGCGGCCGTGCTGCAGAGAGCGGTTATGGATAGGCAATGGGCCTGGCTGCGCAGCCCGGATAGCGAGTTGTTCATTGACTTGGCCAGGCTGGACCCGAAGGCGGTCAGGGAACGGGTGAAACGGCAGCGGGGATACCGGGAGCGGTAGGGCAGGCACGGATTACATAATTATGGTAAATGAGAAATACACTAGCGAGCAGATTATTGCTGCAATCAAGGCTGTTGATGGTCTGGTGTATTTGGCTGCTCGCAAGTTGGGCTGCGGGCCCAAAACCATCTACAACCGTGCAAAGAAAACTCAGGCTATCCAGCAGGCTATCGAGGACAGCCGCGGCGAGCTAGTGGACATTGCTGAGCAGAAAATGCGGGCTGCCGTAATGGATCGTGAGCCGTGGGCTGTGGCGCTGGTGCTCAAGACCCTGGGCAAGAACCGCGGCTACGTCGAGCGGCAGGAGCACACAGGCGCGTGGGGTGGCCCCATCGCCCACCGTGTAACTATGGACCTGGCCACGCTGAGTGAGCAGGAGCTAGATGAGCTTGAACGCCACGAAAGGGAAAGCGAACGGCAAGGCGGCGGCGCCATTAGGCCCAGCCAGAACCTACAGCCTGACACAGATACAGGCTGAGAGGCGGCGGCGCCAGGTGGCGCTGCACGATAACCTGCACCGCTTCCTGCACTTTGACATAGCCAACGAGCCTTCACCGGGCTGCCGAGAAAGCGGCCACGTTGCTCCATTCTCCTTTCTCTCGGACTTGTACTTCGGCAAGGCGCAACGGGCCATCGGCCTTGGACCACGAGGCGGCGGCAAAACTCGCATGATCAGCCTTCTGGAATGGCTACTGGCCTGCAAAGAAAAGACGTGGATATTCCATGCCGGCGGCATCGAGGAACAGGCCAAACGAGCCTACTCGTACATGCAGGAGTACATTGGCCTGCCGGCCTTTCGTGGCATGGTGGCTGACAGTCTGATGAGCGAAACCCGCTGGCGCAACGGTTCAAGGCTAGAGATCCATGCCGCCACGGTTGCGCAGGTTTCCGGCGCCCACCCCCGGCTTAAAGTGGCCGACGAGGTTGAGATGTGGCGGCCCGAGGTGCTAGAAAAGTTCTGGGGCATGGGTACAGGCGAAGGCGTCCAGACGGCGCTGATCTCCACCAGGGACAGGGCCGTTGGATTGATGCAGCATGTACTGGACCAGGCCCCGCAACGGGGCCTGGCCGTTTACTCCTGGTGCATCTGGGATGTGAAGCAGAGTTGTACCGAGTGTCTGCATTCTGCCTGCGAGCTCTGGGATCAGTGCCAGGGCAAGCACCAGTATTCGACCGGGCATCGGCCACGTTCCGATCTGGTGGACAAGTTCTTGACGATGAGCCCGGACACGTGGGAAGCGCAGTTTCTCTGCAAGCGGCCCGGCCAGCAGGGCCTGGTGTTCCCCAGCTTCGTTAGCGAGCTTGGCGACCCCGAGCATTCCAATGTAACTGAGGCTGCCGAGTTCGACGCCAGTCTGCCTGTCGAGGTCTGGTGTGACGACAACATTGCGCAGCCTCGGGCAATCCTCGCGGTGCAGGAAGACTCACTTGGTCGCCTGCGGGTGTTCTGGGAGCACTACGAAGCGGGGCGCTTGCAGGAAACCAGCGTAAAGGCAGTCTTGGAGAAGCTCCAGGAGATGGGTAAGCATCCGGAAGTGGCCATTGTGCCGCCAGAGGCGACGGCGCTCCGAATTGCCTTTAACCAGGCAGAGGTGGACACGGCCAGCCCGCACAACTACCGGCGCAAAGAGGGGGCCAGCATTGCTGCCCGCTTTATCTGCAACGCCAACGGACAGCGGGCTCTGCTGATTCACCCGCGCTGCACGAATACTATTCGCAGTCTGCGAGTGGCATACAGGAAAGAAGTCAGCCCGGGTGTTTACGATGACGAACCCGCAAAACATTCAGACGATCATTGTCAGGACGCGGTGCTCTATGGCACCTGGCGCCATCGCTATGAGGATTAACGCATGACCACCGGCAACGGGCACGACGCCGAACAGAACATGGCCCTGGCTGAGAAGGCCACCGACCCGGCCGCCCTGGCGCGCCGCTCTGTTCAAGCGCGAACGGAACCAATTGAATCCCTCAGCCCTTTCGTGTTTTACATCGCCACCGCGCAGGATGAAGCGCCCGGCTGGTGGACGCCCTCGCGGGACCTGTACCTGCGCAAGGTTTGGCGCACTGAGCCCATGCTTGCGGGCGCCATCTACTCGGTTGAGTCCAAGCTCAAGACGCTGGGCTGGACTCTGGACGGCCCACATCGACAGGTTAGGCGCTACCAGGAGATGCTGTCCGAGTCCGAGTTTGGCCAGGGCTGGGGCGACCTGGTGAGCAAGGTTGTAGAGGATCTGCTCACAATGGACCGCGGCGCCTTTATCGAGGTGTTACGGGCGACGGACGGCCCGGAGGGCGCGGTGCTTGGTCTGGCGCACCTCGACGCTTCCCGTTGTCTGCCGACCGGTGACTTGCAGGTGCCCGTGGTGTACTACGACTACCGCACAGGCAAACCGCACCGGCTGGGAGCGCACCAGGTGATTCGCCTGGTGTCGCAGCCAAGCCCGGACGAGTCGTTGCTCGGCGTGGGCTACTGCGCCACTTCACGCATCCTGCGAGCCGCGCAGATCATGCGTGACATCTGGATCTACAAGAGGGAGAAGCTATCTAGCCGGCCTTCTCGCGGTATCGTCGCCGTGCGTGGCATGTCGCAGCAGCGGTTTGACGAGGCCATTCGCAAAGCCCAGGAGCAAATGGACAATGAGGGCCTGACGAGGTTTGCCAAGGTCATCTCCATTGCGACGCAGGACCCGGGCGTCCCGCTCGAAATCCAACAGCTCGACTTCGCCAGTCTGCCCGACGGCTACAACGAGGAGTCGAGCATCACCCTTTACGCCTACATCCTCGCCTTGGAGCTGGGCCTGGATGCGCGGGAGCTGTGGCCAGCCACGGCCAGCGGGGCGACGAAAGCCGATGCTGAGATTCAGAACCGTAAAGCGCGTGGCAAGGGCTTTGGCGATCTGACTTCTTCGATTGAGCGAGCAATCAACTGGCAAGTGTTGCCCAAGTCGCTTACGTTCAGATTTGACATGCTGGACGACGAAGAGGACAAAGCGAAGACTGATCTTGACGGCGCGCGCATCGACAATGTAGTCAAGCTCTTTACGGTGCCCTCGGGCATGGCCGAGTCTGTCATAGACCGGCTAGAGGCCCGCCGTCTGCTGGCGGACGTGCAGGTGTTGCCAGAGGAGTTCCTGGCCAATGAGCCGGACGTGACGCCGGACGTGGTAGCGGACGACGTGGAACGAGAGGACGGCAACGAGGAAGTAGCGCCTGTGCCGACTGAACCTATGGCTGAGGAAGTTGCAGCCAAGGAATTGCGACGGCTGTACGGCCCGCCGGCCAGATACTCGTCTAAGAATGGCCGCGTGACCGTTCTGGAGCCTCGGCACCCTTTCGTCCTGGCCGCGGCACAGGCGGCCAAAGCCAAGGCCACCCCGAAGACTGGCGCCTCCCGTACCCGTGACGTTGCGCTACCCGACGACATCGAAGAACGGACGCAGAAACTTGAACGCAGTATGGAGGCCGCGGCCAGTGCGGGACTAGCCAAGGTTGAGAAACTGCTGACGGCCAGGGTGCGGGCGCTACCAGAGGCACGCAAGGCCGAGGGTGAAAAGGCCGTCCCGCTGGCCGACGACGACGACTTGTGGGAAGTCGTCGAAGGGCTGTTCGTAGATGCTCTGGGGCCAGAGCTGACGGCAGCCGCGCAGGCGGGCGCCGCGGCCGCGGCAGAGGCGGCTCTCGACGCGGTCGCCGTCGCGGTGGATATGGCCCTGGTCAACCAGGAAGTGCTCAAGTGGTCCAAGGCATGGAACTTCGAGTTGAGCCGTGGGCTCACGGACACAACGAGGAAGGCGCTGAAAGATGCCATCGTGACCTGGCAGGAGACAGGGTTGGGCAAGCGCGGGCTGCCCGATCTACTCAAGGCGCTGGAGCCGACGTTCGGCAAGTGGCGGGCACAGATGATCGGCACGACTGAGGTGACCAGAGCGTTCAGTTTTGGCAACATGGCAATCTACAAGAGCATTCCCGGCATGGAATCGAAAGTCTGGCTTACTGCTCGTGATGAAATGGTCTGTCCACGTTGCCGGCCGCTGCACCGGATGGCAGTCAAACTGGATGCCGAGTTTCCTGACGCGGTGGAGGGTGTGCAGTTTCCGCCCCTGCACTCGCGATGTAGGTGCCGTATGGTTGGCCGCATGGGCAGGGCGGGGGATTAGCAGTGCGTGATTGGTATGCACCTTCACCCGCCCTGTTGGTCGCCATCCGCACTGCCTACTGCGCAGAGGCGAACCTGGCTTTCCCAGTCGCATTCGATCGCTTGTGGGAGCGAGTGTGCCAGGGTGCAATGCGCCAGCCTGACGGCTTTGCCCGGCTGTTTGGCCATGAGGACGCCCGAGAGGCCGTGGAGTTGGCCCTGGTCTTCGGTGCGGTGCCTGAGCTGAGCCTGGAGCGCGGCCCATGGGGGCCGTGGATAGTAAAAGAGAAAGAATAGCATGCCTGTTCGTTTCACCAGCATCAAGCCGAAGAAGACCATCGTCCTGACCACCGGCCTGCAGGGCAAACTGGAGCGTGAGCTGAACGGCTTTGTCGCCGACGTCGAAGACAAGATGGCCACTTACCCGCCGCAACAAGCGACCGTTTCGGGCTACATCAGGACCGGCACTCTGATGCGCTCCTGGTCCATCGTCCGTGCTCGCAAAGTTGGCGGTGCGCTGGTGGCCTCGGTGGGCTCGAATGCCAACATCGCCCCGTATGCGAAATGGGTGGAGGGTGAGCAGCAAACGCGGGAGATGGCCCGCCGTAGTTGGCCTCGCGTTATGGAGGTAGCACCGACGCTCTGGAACGTGGCCCGCGGTGCTATCGTGAAGCTGCTCAAGAGTGCAGGCGGATGAGCGATCATTGGGGCCTCCGCTGTGAGGACTGCGGGGTTGATTCGCCGTGCTGGTTTAGTACACATCCCGAATGGTTGGCCGAACTGGTGCGATTGTGGCCCTACATCTTAGGAATCGAGGAATCAAACGCAAACTGGCTGATGCTGAGGGTGGATATTCTGAACGAGAACGGCGACGATCCTTCGTTTTGCGAGTTTATGCGGCAGCATGCGGAGCATGGCCTAACCCTGATCAGCGTCTATGGCGAGCGGCGCGAGTTCGATAGGGCAATGGGCAGGCTAGCATGATCCTGACCCGCACGCCTCTTCGCGTCAGCCTCGCTGGTGGTGGCACCGACCTGCCCGCGGCCTACAAGGCCATTAGCGGTGGCGCCGTCGTTTCCTTCACGATTGACAAGTACGTCTACATCGCCGTCAACCCTAAGTTTGACGGGCGGGTGCGAGTGTCACATTACGACCGCAACGAGGTGGTAGACTCGGTGGCCGACGTGCAGCACGACCTGGCGCGTGAGTGCTGCCGGTTGGTCGGCGTCGAGCAAGGCGTCGAGATTGTGTCAGTGGCCGACATCCCGGCCGGCACCGGCCTGGGCTCGTCGTCGGCCTACACCGTTGGCGTGTTGCACGCCTTGCACGTGCTCAAGCGTTGCTGGCCTTCGCCCGAGCAACTGGCCAGGGAAGCTTGTCGAGTTGAGATCGACGTGCTGGGCCATTCAATTGGCAAGCAAGACCAGTACGCCGCGGCCTACGGTGGCGTGCGGCAGTATACGTTCGCTGCTAACGGTTTAGTAAGCGAGGCCAGGCTGGACGACGCCAAGGACAGCAAGGGCCTGCGGCGCAACCTGGAAGCGTACTTGCTGCTATTCTATCTGGGTGGCACTCGCCGGGCAGGTAGCATCCTGGAGTGCCAGAGTGAGCGAACGGTAGAGTGTAGTGAGCACCTCAAGCACCTGCGACGTCTAGCTCTTGACCTGGCTGGTGCGTTGGGACAGGGTGTAGACGCTGGCCTATTGGGCTCGTACCTGCAATCTGGCTGGGCCGCGAAGCAGCAGCTTGCGCCCGGCATCGGCAACGGGATTGTGCAAGCGGCACTAGACAGGGCCATTACCGCGGGCGCTACGGGTGGCAAATTGTTGGGTGCAGGTGGCACCGGCTTCCTGCTGGTGTGCTGTGCGTTAGAGCGCAAGATAGCGGTGCGGGCCGCGCTCACTGGACTGCGTGAGGTGGCATGGCGTGTTGAGTCGGAAGGAAGCAAGGTTGCTTACAAAGGGTAAAGTATCTTTGGCGATCGAGCATCATCTGGCTGGCGTCTATGCGGCAATCGAGAGCCTGGACATTGCGCTCCTCGACAAACTAGCTCACGTGATCCGTGCAGCCCGTGAGACCGGCGCACACGTCTATCTGGTGGGCAACGGCGGCTCGGCGGCAACAGCAGCGCATGCCGCGGTGGACTTGCTCAAACTCGGCGTACGAGCTTGCTCGCTGGCGGACAGTGGCCCGATCTTGACGATGCTCGTCAATGATTGGCCACCTGCCGAGGTGTTCAGTCGCCAAATCGAAAACCTGGCTGAGTCTGACGACGTGCTGATCGCTATTTCGGCGTCGGGCCAGTCTAAGAACATCCTCAAGGCCGTGCAGGCGGCGCGTGACGTGGGCTGCTATGTCGTCGGACTAGCGGGTAAGGCCGGGCAACCTGTGGCGCAAGTGCCGCTGGTGCAGCAGGCGGACCTGGCCATCCTGGTTGAGTCTAACAGCTATGGCGTCGTGGAAGACGTGCACGCGATTGTGCTGCACGCAGTTGCGGCGGCTATTTACGCCGGGGACGTGGACTAGATAAGGAGACAGATGTGGATACTCTAACCGACATCAAGGAGCTTTCGCACGAAGACTTGCACAGCGCCATTCACAAGGTGCTTAACCCGCCGCGGGACATGAGCATGGCCATGCCGATGATGGCCGAGATGCCATATCGCTGGCTGAAAGCTGTCTACAAGGACCGCGTGATCGTGGAGGTGAATGGTCCTGGCCATGCCTGCCACCTGTACGAGATCCCCTACTCGGTCAACGCCAAGGACGAGGTGACGCTGGGCGAGCCGGTCGAGGTGGAGATGATCTACCAGCCCAAGGCCAGCACGAAAGAGCAGGCAGAGAAGGCAGACGGCCCGCCCATGAAAACGGAGGACGGCACACCGTTTCCCAAGTCAGATTTTGCTTATACACCGAGTGACAAGCCGAGCGAATGGAGGCTCAGGTTGACCGCTACGCCAGGCGGCAGCCCTGATCCGGGTATCGTCGGTGCCGCCGCTGCCGCGTTAGGCCCTGGCTTTCGTGGCCAACGGGTGGACATTCCCGACGCCGATCGGCCCGCCGTCGTCGCTCGTGTGCGGGCCGCTTGGAAAAAGGCGAACCCCGACAAGGACCCGGACGAGATGCCGTCGGGCATTAAAGAGGGCAGGCGCGTTATGGGGCGCATGCGGGAAAAGCTCAAGGCCATGCTGGACGCCATGCTGGATGTGATGAAGTGGGCGAATTACGAGGATGAACATCAGGACGAGGACATGCCAGCCAAGAAGGACCTTCCCGACTTTGGCAGTCATGAGCAGGGCTTCAAGGTCTATCGCGACAAGGCCGGGCTTGCCCGCTGGGTGAGCTGGACGACCAACGGCTTTGCCGACAAAGAGGCTGAGATCTTCACGACCCAAAGCCTGGAAGAAGAGGTGCTGCGGTCAGATAAGGAGTGGCCAGCCGAGAATCGCCAACTCTGGTTTTGGCACGTACCCGGCAGCGACTTCGGTCAGGCCGACTGGCGCGGCGTTGTGGGGCGTATCCTGGTGGAGTCAGGCACGTTCGCCGACACGCCCAGGGGAGAGAAGGCCCTGGCCTATTTCCTGGCCCATCCTGACGAGGATCTAAAGATGAGTCATGGCTACCGCTACAAGTCGGCCGATCGGGCTGACGGCGTGTACGAGTGGCTAGAGATAGTCGAACGTTCGGTGTTACCGGGGGCGGCCGCCGCCAACCCCTGGACGCAATTTTTGGCCAAGGAGGTCAACATGCCGCTGGACGAAACCAAGCGGAAGGCTCTGGAAAGCGTTTTCGGAGCGGACGAGGCGGCCGCCATAATCGCGGCCGCGGAGCAGAAGACGAAGGAGCTCGAGGAAAAGGGCATAGCATTCAAGGAGGGTAGCGAGGGCGCTCCGGCCCAAAAGGTCGCACCGGTCGAGCCGCCCGCGCTGGACGTGAAGGCTCTCGCGGAAGCCTTCGCTAGTAGCCCGCTGATGGTGGAGTTGGCCGCGTCCAACAAGGCCATTGGCGAGCAACTGACCGGCCTTTCGACGGCGCAGAAAGCGACGGACACCAGGATGGCTGCAATGGAAGCCAGGCTGGCCAAGGTCGAGGTCGGCCACAGCGAGGCCGTCAAGGCCGCCGTACTGGACTTGCCGCGCATAGCGTTCTACCGCCCAACGCAGGACGCCAAGACGGTAGTGGATCCGGAATCGGAAGAGGGCAAGAAGCTGCTGGAAGCCAACGCCGGGCCCGTAGACCAGAACCCGAACTACCCACTGAATCGCCCGATCAATCAGGTGCCACGCTAGGCACCAGCCTGACAGACAGCGTGTCTGTGGAGTAGTTAGCTGGTAGGAGCGAGGAGCGAGCCAAATCTAACATAACGGAGGCTCCTCCACATGATCAACCAGCTTGATCCAAGGGTTTTCGCCGACGCCTTCGCCAATGCGCTGATTATGGCCCAAAGCCGTAACACGTTTGGCACTGGCGTCAAGCAGGTCACCCCCGGTACGCCGACGGGCAACCTGATGTACGGCTCGCCCGTACCCGGTGTGACGGCCGGCTTCTTCGGCGTCTGCGGTCTGGACCAGACGCTCATCAACGCCTCGGTAGGCCCTCGGGGCCTAGAGTCGTTGCTGCCCGCGTTCGGCACGGACATCACCAATCCGGAGTTTGCCATCTTGACCGGCTTCGAGCAGGTCGGTGGCCAGAGTGAGCCGAGCGGCGGCTGCTCAGACTGTATCATCGGCGAGTCCGAGGGCTGCATCCTGACGGCTCAGTTCGGCAAGATCTGCCGCGGCACCAAAGAGCTGAGCCTGACGGAGATCAATACTCGCCGCACACCGGGCGAGACGCGTCTGCGCATGATGGGCTCGATCACTGGCCCCGACGGCTCGCCCATTCCTGGCGCTGGTCATGGCACGCTCATCACCAACGAGATCGAGTGGGCCGCTGTCGAGGCTGCAGTGATGATGCAGCGAGTGTTCCAGCAGATGATCTTCCAGGGCAATCCGACGCGCAACGTCGGCCAGGGCTACTGGGAATTCCCGGGGTTCGACATCCTGATCGGCACCGGCAAGGTTGACGCGCACACCAACGTAGCCTGCGCCGCCGCCGACAGCGACATCAAGAACTTCAACTACGGCAATGTGGCCTCGGCATCGGGCCCGGACATCATCGAGGTCGTAGCGATGATGGAGGCGTACCTGTACCACAACGCCAGCCGCATGGGCCTGGACCCGGCGCGCTGGATACTGGCCATGCGGCCGGAACTGTGGTACTCTCTGACCGAGGTCTGGGCTTGCCGCTACATGACCTACCGCTGCAACGTCAACTCCAGTGCGACACCCTTCGTGGACACCGGCGAGACGATCAAGCTGCGTGACAGCATGCGGGCGGGCATGTACCTGATGGTCAATGGCCGGCAACTCGAGGTAGTGTTGGATGACGGCATTTTCGAGAACAACAATGCCAACAACGCTAACCTGCAGCCGGGCCAGTTCGCGTCCGACATCTACTTCATCCCGCTGTCGGCGCACGGAACGCCCGTGACCTACTTCGAGTATCAGGACTTCCGCAAGACGTTGGCCGGCGTGCGGATGGAAAACGAAAGTCTGAACTCGCGGGTATGGATCACGGATAATGGCCGCTTCCTGGTGGACCGCACGTTCACGGGCCGCTGCTTCCACGACAACGTGACCATGAAGCCGCGGCTCATCCTGCGGACTCCGCAGTTGGCGGGCCGGGTACAGAACATCATGTACGCGCCGCTGCAGCACTTCCGCAGCCCGTTTGACACCCAGATCACCGGCGGGACCGACCCGTACTTTGTAAAGGGCGGCACCTCTACGCGGTCGCCTGGCACGCTGTACAGTGAGTGGGACTAGCAGATAGCTAGCCTGGTAGTGGGCGAGGGGAGAATCCTCCCCTCGCCTTTAGAGAAGCGAGTAAAGCATGGTGCAGCAGGTAGTGGCCACCGAGGAGACGCCTCTGCTCTGCAAGGTTTTCTACGACACCGGCAGTGAGCGGCTGGGCGTAGAAGCCGTGCGGGTCAGGAGCAAAGATGACATCGAAGAGACGACTGAGCAGTTCATCGATGTCAT